CAGTTCTTGAATGTATCCACTTATAAGGGTCTTTAGTTAATGATATACCAAAGTTTGGCATCAGTTGTATTTGTGATGTATCTTGGAATAACCAATTCGTTGCTTGGTAGATTCCACCAAGATGTCCTTGTTCTGAATCAGAATAAGAAATCAACATCTTTATATTAGGTGCGTTCTTTTTCAACCACTTAAACGATTGCCCCATTGAGTATGATTCTACATTAGAACCGTAACCATCATGTATAAAGAGACGTGTAAGTTCTAAACACTCATCTTTACCCAATCCATCAACTACTGAGGTTACTGCTGACCTACCTACGGGATAACCATAAATAAGACATCCTATGAGTTGTTCTGTGTTACCTAACACATCTTTGGTATCGGATTCGTAAAATACTCCAAGAGCATATCTACACATTGAAAATGCGTGTGTATAATGATACTTTACAATCATATCTTTACCAGCTGCTTTGCTGATTTCTCTGATTGTAATTTTGGATATATCTACATAATGTTTACCTTCTTCTTTCATAAACTACCACTCCAAAATTCATTTAGATGTTGCCAAGTTTTATTTTTAACAATCTTAACTACATTGGCAGGTGATACTTTATTATTACGAGCTATAACTCTTATGTTACGATGTCCCATTCTCCAAAGTTTTCTGATATCTAAAACTTGTTCATCAGTTAACTTTGCCGATGGATGTGTTTGTCCTCTTCTTATTGGCATTAATCTGTAATTAAATTTCCAAAGGTTGTTTTTAACCAATCATTGATATCACCAAAGGCACCAGTTACTTTATATTTTAAAATAACTTTCATAAAATCCATTTTGTTTAATGGAGTTATAGGTTCATTGAATCTATCTAAGGTATTCATTTTAATAGTACCACTAATATCAACATCATCCAATTGCATCAATTCTCTATTAAGTAGAATTTGGCTTTTAGCTTCTATGATATCTTTGTATATTTTAATCTTACCTTTAGTTTCATCTTTCTTCTCTTCAGCTAACCTTAGTAAATCATCAACTTCTAATTTTACATCTTCTGTAATTTCAGGAAATCTCTTTACTACGGTTTTTATACCACATCCATATACACCAGGTATATTATCTGATTTATCACCATCTAATACTCTGTATAACAAAAGGTTCTTTGATTCGATACCAAATTCCTCTTTTACCATAGATTTGTTGTACATTTTCTTTTTGGTAGGTGACCAAACAATGGTTGTATCATCAACTAATTGAAGGAAATCCTTATCAGTTGACATAATTACTGCTTGTTCATCTTCTTTTAAAAGTGTGGTAGAAATATAAGCCATGATATCATCGGCTTCTACACCATCGTATATCATAGTTGTAAGAGGAAGTTTATCCAACATTTCGTTTAACCAAACGAATTGTCTTTTCATAGATTCTCTTTCATCCTCATCGTTCATCATATCAGCATATGCTCGATTTACTCTGAGTTTGTTTTTATCTCTCTGTGCTTTATATCCACCGAATTTCTTTTTACGAGAAGTAGAACCACCTTTACCATCAAATACAACAACAACACGAGTCGGTTGAGTTTGTCTGATTGCGTACCCTATTGATTTAAGTACACCAGTTACTCCTGCAACATGGTCTCCATTATCATTCATAGTTGGTATCGATGACCAACATCTGATAAAGGTATTTAACCCATCGATAATAAGTACACGAGAATTCTTGTGTTTATCGATATTTTGAGTTCTATCAGTTTCAACTGACTCTAAAATGTTCTTGTATAGTTGTTTCATGTAAGAAGTTCTTTGTTTGGTTCTTGGTTTTCATAATATTCTAATGCTTCCAATCTATCTAATGCGCCAGATAGAAGTTCTAACGCTTCTTCTGCATTTTTATAGAAATCTTCAGTAGAATGGTCACCAATACCAACCGCCTTCTTATCTAATAAGTCGAGAGATAGTAGTGCCTTAGCTTTATCAGCTTCAGCACTTTTTCTCAACATAGTAATTAATTTACTCATGTTATTCTGGTATTAAATTAGGGTCATGTTCCAATTCATCGATATTTTTGGTATCTGATTTATATTGTAAGATTTGTACTTCACATATCTTTTTATAAATCTGTTCTCTAATTTCATCTCTTTCTTCCATAATATCTATGAAATCTTTAGATTGAAATTTGATTTCTTCACCAGTTTCAGTATCAATATAAGTGTACCATGCACCTGCTTGTTTTACTATTTTGTTTTCTTTCATTACCTTTAACCACGAACCGTAGTTATCGATACCTCTATCAAAGTAGATTTCAAAATCAGTTGAACGTAATGGAGGACCCATTCTGTTCTTAACTACTTGACATCTTACTTTCATACCAACAATCTTATCGTTACCACCAATCTTCATTTTGATTTGACCAGTACCTTTTAATCTTAATCGTACAGATGCATGGAAAGCAAGAGCTTTTCCACCACTTGTAGTCCATGGGTCACCGAACGGCATAGCGTTCATCTTTTGTCTAAGTTGATTAGTGTAAACTAACAAGATTTTTTGTCTACCAATCATATTGGTAATTTTCCTCATCGCTTTCGAGATGATGATTGCTTTATCAGTAGCGTAACCATCTTTACCATAATCAGATGCAAGTTCAGCTTGTGTTGAAGCTGCTGCAACTGAATCTGTTACAATAGTTACCAATCTATCTTTTGATGTTTCTCGAACCTTTTCAATAATTGTTTCAGTCATATCAAAGATTTGTTCAACTGAATCTGCTGATACATAAAGAAGTTTAGAAACATCCACACCGATAGCTTCTAAAAATTCTCTACTTACTGCAGTTTCAGTATCAATCAATACTGCAACACCACCTTGTTTTTGTGTTTCTGCAAGGAGGTGTGCTGATACCAATGATTTACCTGATTGTTCAAGACCTGTTATTTCAACGATTCTACCAACTGGCAACCCACCATAAGGGCGGTTAGAAATTGCTACATCTAACATAGCACATCCAGTCGATACCCATCCATCTACATTTGTAGGTGCACTGTCATCATCGAGGAAGAATGCTACTTTGTTATCTTTAGCTTGTTTGTTGAGTTCACCTGCCAGAATATCTGCCAAGTCTACTTCTTGTTTCTTTTTTGCCATTTAATTTGGTTTAGTTATTGAATAAATCATCAAATGCTGCTGCAACATCATCAGTTTTCTTTGCAGATTCTGTTGTTGTAGGAGCCGCTGCTGCTGGTGCAGTTGTTTTAACCTCTGCTTGTGCAGCTGGTTTAGATGGAGTAGATAGAACCTCTTGAGATGCTGAACCTTGTTCACCTTCTGCAGTTGGGTTTAACCATCCTTCTAATACTGATTTTAATTCATCATAAGATAATTCAGAATATAAATCTGTAATTTCAGTTTGTGATTCTAAGAACGAAGTTGCTCTTGTAGCATCCTCACTTACTGCAGTTTCACTTGGTTTTACTCTAATAGTAGTAGTTGGGTATGATGTACCAGCTTCTTCTGCTGATTTATACTCAATTGTTAAATCTCTACCACTTGTAGGGTCTGTAATATCACCATAATCTGGATCAGCGATGTAACCTAAGATTTCTTGATATACAGTTTTACCAAATCCCCAAAATCTTACTCCTTCACCTTCTTCACCTCTTACTACAACAGGTACAAAAGTTCTCAACTTAGGCTCCATAGCCTTCGCCGCTTTCCAATCTTCTTTATCTCCCATTCTTTTTAGTTTATCCGCAAACTCTACAATAGGGTCTGGTCTACCAAATGATTGTGGTGATAAATAAGTTTTGTTGTTAATGTTGTAGTGAAAGTACAATTCAATGAAAGGATTATCTTGATTGAATTTGTAAGGAACGATTCTTACTTGATGTTTTCCTGGAGTTGGTTTCCAAAGTGCATCAGTTTTACGTTGTGTGTTTTGTAGTTTGTTCAGTCTACCTCTGATTGCGTTAATGTCTAAAGCCATGATTTTTACCTTTTAGTGTTAATTATTAATTGTTTTATCGGTGTGTGTTTTATACATATAAATATACGAAAATCGAAAAAACCACCGAAAAATCTTCTCAAAATTCGTATTTATTTTTATTATTTTGCCCACTTACCGTTACTAACGATTTGAGCTATAATTCCATAAACTGATAGGTCTTGGAATGAATCTTCGATTGCCTCTCCAACCTCATCTTTCTTACCTTGTACTACCATTTGTTTTAATCTTTGAATCTTATCATTCATTCTAAACCAAAGACCTGTAAGTGCTATATTTTTATCAGCTCTACTTTTTAAATCAGAACCAACTGATATATTATCTGGTCCATAATTTGCTTGTTTCTTACAGAAGAGTTCATACTGAGTAAACATAATTCTTTTGAATTCATCTGTCATCTCAGGCCATTCTTTTTCCATCTGTTCTACGATACCAGAATTATCATACTTAATAACAGAGTACTCTACTTCATCGGGTGCTTTAAAGTTTAATTTATGTTCTCTTGTTTTTTTTGTTTTAGCTACTGAAGTTTTTGTAGCGTTAATAGGTACTTTTTTTGCCATATATAAGTTATTTAAATTTTAATTTATGTAAAGATAAGAATAATTTTTTAATTATCCAAATTATTTGTAGTTTTTTTTACATTTCCATTTCCCACTGCTCATTATCAGCTGAGATTTGGGAAAGAGTTAAGAACTCCATTTTAAGTTCTTCGATACTCCATTCCTCGTAATTAACACCACGAGGTCTTATACCATGAGCTTCTTTGTAAGCATCACTCATTACTTGTAGAAATTGTTCTTTAGTCCAAGTATCAATCATATGAATAATTTATAATTTTTTTCTTCGTTGTAAGCCTGTACTTCGTATGGGTGGTCATTATAATTGTAACCCATAGTGTAATATCTTTTCATCCACAAAGGAGATTGTAAGTAATGTTGGTATTCGTGAACTAAAGTTTCCACGATATGTTTTTTAGATTTCATCTTAGGATAGTAAATAACAATTGAGTTATCTATTCTATCAAACTCTGCATCTGGAGTTTCTTCCCCCATCTTACCATCATCTTCTTCACCACTTAATCTACCATAGATAGAAGTTTCATATTCGATATAAGGAGTTACTTCAGGAAAGTGTTTTGAGTAACCATAATAGTTTTCAATCTTTGGGAAAACTTCCTCAACTATCTTTTGTATATCCTTTAACTTCATCTTTTCTTATTTACTATGTAAATATACGAAAATTATTTGAATTTACCAAACATTTTCGTATTTATTTTTCTCTAATTTTGCTTACTGCCAAATCAGTTTGTTTTTGTATAAAGTAATCTAATTTCTTGTGAATAGAATCTATCTCTACTAAATCAGGTTTTTGAGTTTGAAATACCTCAGCATTTAACTTCTCAGTCCAATACTCAATTTTTCCCATGTATCCATTTTCGTACTTATTCATATTTTTATTTTTTAAGGGTTTATTTTAACCAAAGGTCATATATGTAATCATAAGAAGT